CTCGGTCACGAACTGAGCAATCGCATACTCCACTCTCTGTTCCTTGTCCATTACGGACATGCGAACTTCGTGTGTAAGTTTGGGTGATAACGCTTGTGCTGGTGATACCAACACGAATGCTATCGCTATGCCCATCGTTGTCGCTAACCGCATAGTTACCTCTTTTCATTTTGTAACCAGCTGTCACATGATTACTGATGTCCATTGTAACCTGCCTGTTTAAGCAGATTTACCCAGAGTTCCGCAGGCATTACTGCATACGACTCTGAGATATTAGAAGTGCCACGCTTCTTCATTAAGACAACGCCTGTTTCTGCATCTGCATGCGTCATCTCATCCTCAAGTTCCCGAAGGTACTGAGGAATTCTAAATGATTTTTCATTCTTGCATTCTATAACTACACCATTGATACCGTCAATGTCACCGACATCGTCGTGACGACCAGCACCATACGCACGTTCGGCACATGGGTAACCCATACTTCTTAACCACTTGACTACGTCACGTTCAAACTGTGAGCCTTTACGTTTAGCTGCTGTTGTCATGTGTAATCTCCTGGTATCAGTGAGTCTAGTTTTATATTTAACTTACGACGGATTGCCATTCGGTCACGCGGTGTCATCCCACCCCATAAACCATAACCTTCGTGGCGTACTGCCCAGTCAAGACATTCTGTCTTTACTTGACAGCCAGAACATATCATCTTGCCAAAAGCATACATTGATGTATCGCCTTCGTTCTCAGAATCTGGGTAAAAAAAATCGCTACCAACTTCTCTGCATTGACCACGTGATAGGTCTGGCATTCGCATCTATAACTCCTTAAGGTCGACGTTTTAATCTATAAAGATTTTCCCAATACCTTAATGCAACTTCATCTGTAACTACAAGATGACGCCACCTTTTTCTTTTCTGCATTCCAAGGTATGCAAGTACGTGCCACTTAACCCAAGCACCACGCAAGAAGATTGTTATCTTATTCATCCTTTAATTCTTTCATAACATCTAGTAAATTTTCTACCGTAATCAGATAGCCCTTGCTTCTGTTCGGTGGTATCTCGCAAGTAATCTCACGTCCATACTTCTGTATGGCGTGACGTACATGACCAGTTGGTACCATCAATACGCCATGTTCCAGAACGAAAGCCCAGTAACTAGCCTTCGTGACAGACAGACCCGATGGTTCCCATGAATCAGAACGCTGATACCAGCATTCAACTTCTATGTATAGGTTGCCAGTAGCATGCCACTTGCGGTCACGTTTAACTTCAATGGTCTTGCCACCAGTAAGTAACTCTTCTACTAGTTTCTCGCCTGACTGACCATAACTAAAATCTAAATCAAATGAAGATAGGTTACTCATTGCCATTGACTCATTGTTCTGGCGCGGAACAAATCAGCTGGCGAATTATAGAGAACCATCTTGCTTGCCTCTGCTGCTAGAGATACATAACTCTCTGCGGTTGGGTCTGCCTTGCCATGTCGGTTCTTAACAACGGCAACACGATAACTATTAGAAGCGCTATCCAGAGCCACCGAAAGGACCAACTCTGGTAGTGCTGCTACCTTACCCATCAAAGCTTTACGTGGTGCTGGGTAGTTTGGCTTAGACATCTTTTCATTTTCGGATACGTGGTGTAGGACGATGAAAGCCGATTCGTATTCACGTGCCATGTAGTGAAACGCTGACATGGCATCACGTAGTGCAGTCCACTCGTTATCGCTAGCGGATACTACGTTCATTAAGTTATCTACATATACAGCAGCAGGAGCCGAACCATGTAATTCAATCCACGCTTCTATCTCCTCTTCAATATCTTGAAGAGAAGGTGCTGGGTCGAACGCGAACCTTACATGGTTGGCACCTTCTGCTAGTGCATCCTCAAGGAGAACACTTGCTTCGGTATCCATCAGTCTTTCAACATCAGCAACATCTTTATTCATAATAATTGCACCAGCGCGAGTAGCGATGGTGCGTGAATCAGAGTCTGCTGATATGTACAAAGATGGAACCTTAGAAGTAACGGCGTACCATAATGCAAGTAGTGTCTTGCCTCCGCCTGGTTGTGCAGCAATCAAATGCAATTGCGCTTGACGGAACACAACCTGACTGGCGGTGAGTTGAGGCAAGATTTCTGGTAGTTGATGACCAGCTGGTGACTCGACACCCACTACTTGCAATAGGCTACGCATTACTTAGTCCAGATTGTTTCTGCTTCTACAGCACCTGGTGAGAAAGGCTTCGGTCCCTTGGCTGGGTCAAACCAACCAACATAAGCCTTGCCTGCTTTTGATACGCCCTTCTTCTTAGCGTACTTGCCACGTCCGTCTGGTAGGTCTGGCGCATCTGGATGTCCATATGTCCACTCGTTACCATACTTGTCTTTGACAACCTCAATTGCTTGAGGTGTTGTAGATACAGGCTGTGGGTTTAAACCAGCTGCCTGCAGCCCAGCGATTGCTTGCTCCATGTTAGGTGCATATGCTCCGCCGTTAGTGCGGTTAAGCAGCATAGCTTGCAGACCTTGTGCGTCAGTGATTGCCTCGACTGCTGCGGTTAGGTTTGCTTTAAATTCAGAAACGCTGTTACCTCGGACGGTAAACAAATCATTTCCGTTTAGCTTTCCTGTAAACGAGAACATAGATTCAGTCATCTACTTTCTCTCCTTTTCTTTCCCAGTTGTTGGAAGTTGTAGCGGGAAATCTTTACTGCCCCATGCTGGACACTTCTCGACGAACGAACACATCTTGCAATTCTCACCAACAAATGTTGGGAAGTAACCTTGCAATACTGAGTGGTTCATTGAGGCAAACGCATGCTCATAGTATTCAATACTTAGGTGGGTTAAGTCAATCAAATCGCCAAGCTCGCCTTGGCGTGTCATAAAGAATGCGCCCCACTTGGGACGGATGCCATAAATCTTTTCAATACCACTGGCATATAAGCCATTCTGGATTACACCGAATGGCGTCCTGGAACCTGTCTTGTAGTCAACGATAACCAAGTCTTCCCCTACTTGATATACCGCGTCGATAATAAATCTTACAGGTGTGCCTCCGAAATGCACATCTGCAGACCACTCGATTCCAGGACGACCATCAGGCATAGTAGCGATTTGCCAACCAGATTGCAACATCCATTTCTGGTATGCCTCTACCTGCTTGAGCCCATCGCTCTGCCAAAAAGCTAAGTCCTCGCCATCTGGACGAGCAGCGGTCTTGCGACCAGCTGTCTTCCACTCTGTCGATGGGATTCCTGTTTGCTCTTCGACACTTCTAACTTCGTCATTAAAAACCTCAAGCCACTTCTCAGTTAAACTCATCGTCTTCTTCCTCTGGTTGTTCTGGTTTCACGTAGTCTGGATGGTCTACTGGTGTGGGTGTTGTCATAGGTGAGCCACATTGGGCGCAGAAAGAATCGGTGAACCACATAACCAAGTCATAGTCTTGGAAGATGGCTCTGATTATTTGAATGTTTGAACCACAGTTCACACATTCATTGCTGGGGATTCCCCGCTGGTCAATTAGATTGCTGTTGTTGCTGCTTGTAGAACTCATGGTTCAACCATTCCAACATAGAGTGAACAGCTGAACCAGCTGCTAGATATACTGCGGGTTTCTCTGGTACCATGGCAACCTTACTCAAGTAATATTTCTGAGGGCAGGATTGCCAGGTTGTTAGCTGACTGTAAGACCGATGCGGAGGAAGTTTATTCATACCGTAAATCATACCAGCATATTCCTTTCTTGTGTCCTAAGACACGCCGTTTATTTTTACCAATAATCTGATAGGGTTGAGGGGTGGTGGGAGGGAAAGGCTTGCCTGATGGCAAGCCGTGGTAGAAAAAGGGAAATAAAAAAAGAGGGGGACGATTAAGTCCCCCTCTCCTTTTAGCCCTACCATTCTGGTGGAGCAACTGCGAGCGCATCCAGCGTGGCTATATTGATGCACCCGACTGCTGGGATGGAAAGTTGATGCTGCAACCCTCTTAGCAACTCGGCAAGGGGAGCATCAAGCACGTCATCTCCAGCAACATTAAGAGCTAGCCTAACCTTGTCGACCAACTCACTTCGTTCACCTGGTGATACCAGTGGTATTAACTTGTTCTCTTCCATTATTGGATTGGCTGCTCCGTATCAATTGTTTGCAATTGAACGGTAACTATGCCACCAAACCCAGAAGCAAATGACGGAGGTGACTGTTGTTCAAACTGGATAGCTCTGATGACACAGATTCTTTCCTCATCTGAAGAGAAGTCCTGATACAGAACGGCTCCACCGTTTTGCTCAATACGTTCTAGATATTTGATTCGTTCCCATGGGCTGCTTACGTTGGTAACCCCATTAGGGTCACGCTCTTCCTCGTAGCACAACAATGGAACTGTAATAGTTCTTGAACGAATAGGTGCAGGTAATGCACGACACTGCCACTCTTGGAGTTTAGGTCCAAGTGTAACGTTTGAAGTACTTCTTGTTAGCGTAATAGTAATCTCAAAACTATCAGATGGTTGAAGACCAGCAGATAACTGCAAGTCAGTAGATGCGTTAAGTGGTACTGCACCAATGCTTGATGCATTACCAACGTCATCGGCTACGCTAAAACCAATTTGTCCTGCATCTCCTACAGCTCTAATCGCAATTGATACAGGCTGCTTTCTTTCTGAGGTACCCCATCGGATATAACCAGAGCTGATGGTTCCAGCTGTTGCAAGTGTTGTTGCATGCTCAAGCCATACACCAGATGATGATGTAATAAATTTTCTATCGCTTGTTCCGATAAACGCTACGCCGTTGACTGTTCCAGAATCTGTAACTAAATCTGCTGCGTATGCAAATTGACCATCAAGTGGTGTACCTAAATTAATTCGCCATAAACCATAAGTATTGTTGTAGGCGTGGGCTCTTGTTGCGTAGATGTACGAATTGCTAAACGCAATATCTTTAACTTCACCTTCTACGTTGAGTGAACCATACGTAAAGGCGGTTCCATCAGAAGATTGGTTTCCAATTCGAAGACCGCGTGTTGTTGCTAA